CACTGATATGCCACTTTTGTGTCTTGGGGTGTCTTGTTAGAGTAAGCTGACCAAAGGCAGTTGTTCGAATGTCAGATTTGTGCTCACCTTGAATATCTTCACCTTTAGCATTAGCGTTAAAACCTTCCGACCCTCTAATTCTTTTCTTAGTTGGGCCTCGCTTATCGATCAGGTGAAAGTCATTGCCTGCAGTAAATCCCGCAGACTTTCCTTCCATCAATCCATGACCCCTTAAGTGATCTGCTAGTTGACCTTCTTGTACGAGGCCTCTATTCTTTGCTACTACTGGTTTGTCCAGTTTGCTGACAGGAATCTTGACCTTAGTTTTTCCAGAAGAGACTGTTACATGATGTTCGCCATCTTCTTCATGATGGGCATGAAGCGTAACAGAAGTGCCTGCTTTCAATCCACCTGCATCAGAAGCAAGTGTATGGGTATCAGTTCCTGCTTTAGCTCCGCCTGGCAGGTATGGTTGAATATATTTGTTCACCTGACGCGCAGCATCGGCACCTGAACCTCTGATTTTTGCTTCTTGCAAATAGTCTCTGAATCCTAATCTCATACAGCCCCCGAGTAATTTTTAATATTTATAAAAACGAAAAAGGCGCCGAAGCGCCTTTTCTAGATCAGATTAGAACTGATCAGCGAAAGATCTGAGTCCCTGCAACTGCGTGGGCAACAGAGATCATCTTACGGCTAGGAGCGCCGAGACGATAGCTGGTGCCACGGGAAGTGGTATTGGTATAGATGGGATACCCTTCTTGGCGAAGTTCGCAAATGCGCGCAGCAAGCGAGCGAACGCCGAACTGACGGGCAGTGGTTTCGGTCAGAACCTGACCAGATTGCAGGGCTTTGAGAACAGCTTGGGTTTGAGGTTTCATATGACACTCCGATTATAAAGTTAGGCGACCAGTTTCTTGAGTTCTTCGACAAGGAGATCGTCGCTCATGCTCTCCACATCCGTCTGCAGGACAACCTTGGGCTGACGGACAGCCTTTGGTTGCTTCGGCTTCGCTGCTTTCCCAGCAGTGACTGCTTTCGCCGGTTTAGGTGCTTTGGGTTGCTTAGTCACGCTACTAGTAGCACCAGTTTTCTTAGCGTAAGTTTCTTCGATAACATCTTTGAAGCGCTGGAAGCGTTCGATCTTAAGCAGTTCTTCGCAAACTTCTGCTTTGGTCAGCTTACGATCAAACTCAATCAGATCGATCTCGGTGTGCTCTTCTTTGATCATCATCTTGATCCGAGTGACCATATCACCCTGACCGACTCGAACTTTGAACTGACCGATACGCTTCGAGATACCACCAAAATTGTATTTTGCTTCATTACTCATCACAGGAACTCCATGTCAAAGATAATAATGTACATCAAAAGGAAGGGCTTGTCAAGCGAAAAGTGAACCTAAAAACAACAAAAGTATAGGAATAGTAAGGACACAAACCGCACCCACAAACTCTAGAAAGTATTCAAACTTGCTCATTACTTCACCAGTTGGTAAGGTTTGTTCCACTTGCCGATATTGATATCAACATACCAACCTACATTGAAATAGTCGGTTTGAATGTCGGAATGGTCATGGTTACCTGTCATCATCGCAGCATGCACTTCCTTGATGAAAGCGAGGGCGCGACCTTTGAACTGATCCTTGAAGTGATAAGGATTCACATCCAGATGATCCTTAGCAGGGGTAAACCCGTTGCGAGTATACCAGGTGCTCGCAGAGACCGTCTTGTTGTAGTTGTCAATGAAGTCGATTCTGCCCTGAGACACATTCAGGACCAGAGTCGAATGACCCCGAACCGCCAGCGTCGCTTTGACGCCATACTTCTGGCAGATCGCTTTGATCCTGGGGGACAGGGACTTCTTCAGATCTTGGGAGACATATGCCATGATTCTTTCCTCGTTTCAATCACTCAACAGAATCAATTATACACCTTCTAGCGAGAAGTGCAACCACTTTTTTCGGGTGTTGTTTCAATGCAACAAAGGTGTTGTTTTTTCACAACATGAAACGCTGCAAGATTTCGTTACTTTCACGGTAGCTCTCATCCTCCTCGAGGTCTTGGTCAATCATCTCCAGCAGGAGCACATGCAGAAGCACAACTGCATCCTGCTGATCCTTAAGGTTAAGTGTGTCTAGCCAGGCGTCTAGATCTGTGCGACTGCTAATCGTCCACATGATATCGAGGAGTTCCTTCTGTCGCTTGGTAACGCCTTCAATTCTCATGGGTGATCTTTTTGCTTACTGCTTGTGAGTGCTTGCAGGTCCTGCGGTAAGAAAATCCCGTGCAGGTGCAAGAAATTTTGCCACCAACAGCGCTGACAATGTACGACTTGCCCGTAGACTTGCTGGTGACTCGAAACTGCCTTGTGCTCGAGGTGTCAACAGAGACAGCAGATCCCGATACAATCTTGAGTTCAACCACTCGAGAGATATCAATGACCGCTTTGGGGAAGTCAGGATTGCCCGTAGCAACAGCAAACTGAGAGGGGGTTAACCACGGCATGCGAGGAATGACTGTGCCTCGAGTGGTGTACTCTCGAGACCCATGATACTGAGTCCTCACCATGATTGAAGAACCGACTGACGGCATAGAACGCATAGAACCTCCTGACATGCCATCATCATAGCGAAAGATAAGTTCATTGTCAAGAGAAATCTTTTATGGTGGGTAACCAAGTGTTGGTTTTTCGCAACAGCTCTTCACGTATATGCACCCATCTTGCCCCCCGGAACGCCTTTTTATAGGTTTTCCACACCGCTAACTGGTTGTATTTACTGATATTATTTAGTATAATTTGCGGGTTTTTGTCGGGGTAGTGAAACTTGATTTCCATGGCTAGGTCGTGGGCGTAGGCGTCGATCTCATCCATGTTGGCAAAGTATTCAAGCGTTCTTATTCTTGTCTTTGATGAGCATCTAACAAAGTTCACTACCTTAGCGTAGAAACGATTTTCGCCTCGCTTAGTAAACTGATACTTATGCATCATCTCATGCTGTAGAGTCTGATTGAGGAGGAAAAGGAATCTCTTCTTCCTGTTGGGAGTAAAGTTTATTAGGTTAGAGGGATTTAGATGAACGATGATGCTGATAGGTCTTTTGACCCTATAGGGATCAAACTCCCCTCCTATCTTAAACGGGGTTCTAGATGTAAACCTAAAGTCATAGATGACTTCTATGCCAGCACCGAAAGGGCTGATCATCCGCTGCGTCTTTTCTAAGAAAAGTTCAGCAGTTACTTCTCCTTGCATCCATTCTGTATTTTTATTCAACCTTCTCCAGATTCGTCTACCTTGATACATAGCTTTCTCCTGAAGGTTACTTAAACTATTTATACCTTGAAGCCAGAAAAGTCCCTTTGTGATTTTTTGTTTAGAGTCTCGATACTGAGAACAGGTCTAGATTCACCCATGTCAGAGACACCCCTCTGAGCAGAATCTTCTAGATCATACAACTTCATCTTGCTTCTATCTACACCGATCAGAAATCTCTTGTTTGCAGACGGATCGTTGTATCTATTCTTTAGTTGCTTGACCATCAACTGACCTAGCTTCTCTAATTCTTCTGTGCTGATAAGTGCAAACATGAAGTCGGCAGTCGCAGGCAAACCAAACGATTCTGAAGTATCTGTCAGTTCAACATCAGTGTTGCCATATCCTCCTCGAGTTGTCTGTGTTGCAGACACGATAGGAATATTGTGCTCAACTGCTAGGCCTCGAAGTTCCTCGGCAATCGACTTCACCATCATGTAACTATTGATGTTGCTGTTTGCTTTGAATCTCGAACTTGCACAGATGTTCAAATAGTCAACGAACAGAATGTCAGGTTTGAAGTTTCGCTTGAGAGATAGTTCATTCAAAAGTGACTTGAAGTGACCCACATGTGCTGATGCAGTAGGATATTCCTTAATGATTAGTCGACCTTGAGTCTTGTTGGTGATCTTCTTGACACGATTCTCAAACACATTCTTAGGAAGATCCTTCAACTCGTCAATCGCTGTATTCATTAGGTTCGCATCAATACGCTCTGCGATTCTTTCTTCTGCCATCTCAAGTGTGATGTACAAAACATTCTTGCCTTGTTCGAGACAACTTGCTGCCACATGACACATGAACAAACTCTTGCCCACCCCGGTTCCTGCAAGACAGATATTAAGCGTCTTTCGAGGCAACCCACCATTGGTTATGGTGTTAAAGTATTGCAGATCAAAAGCAAGTTTGTCCTCTACTTTATTGTAGAAGTCATATCTTGCCAAGGCATCATCGATATAGTCGTGACCCACTGAGGTATCGAAACAAGTTCCCAATGCCTCTTGCAGCAAAGTAGGAATGGCATCCTTTGCATGAACTTTGTCTCGTCCGTCAAGAATGCCTATGGATGCTACGATTGCATTATAAACTGCACGATCTTTACAATACTTCTCTGTCTCATTGACCAACCAATCAAGGTTAGGATCAGGTTCACCAAAGGTATTGACAATACCCATCACCTCGCTGAAGTTATCTTCAGCAATCGTCTTGTCATTATGAAAGGCGATCTCGATTGCATCCTTTGTGGGCAGCGAGTTGTAGGAGTTAATGAACTCAGATATGTGTTTGAAAATTATCTTGACATTGGGGTCTGTAAAATACTCTTCTTTGAGAAATGGAAAGACCTTCCTCATATACTTTTCATTGTACATGAGGTTGTTCAGAATAGTATTCTCAATTGCCATTAGTTTCCTTGTAATCTTCGATTGCTTTTGACAGTATATCAGAAATGATCAGTTGAAACAACTCCACAAAGTTAGATTTGTCAAAATCTTCTTTGACCATACCATCAGGAAAGTTTACGATATGAAAGTCAACTTGCAACTCGCCAGATGTGTCATCCTTGAACTCAACCCCCTCAATCTGAATGACTGCATCCTTGTACTCGCCTTGAGTGATTTCTACACCCCAACTAGCATTACCAACTGCCCAGGGGCGATATAGTTCATTAAGCGTTGTCATATTCTGCCTCAATATCTTGTGTGGTTACATCCTGCATGATTGCACTTGTTGATACCTTGAACTTATTTTCAACATAGGAGTTGAACTCCTTTGAGGTCAGAATGGGCAACCAAAATTCTTTGTTGTTGGTATCTGCAAGACGATACTTCTTGTCCTCTCCTGCCTTTGCATACCAACCATTGCTGGGTTTAGTTACGAACCCCCCATCTAGTGCAATGTCAAGAAGTCCCGACCATTTGCTGATGCCCCCGTCAAAAGAAACTTCAACAGGCAACTTTGACTTCTCACGAACATACCTTGACTTCTCTACATTGATGATAAAGTTATATCCTGTCAGTTCAGTCCCGTCTTTCTCTTGTTGACGACCGATAATGAAGATGTTGTCTGCAGAATAGTAAACACCTGTACCGCCCGACACCACATCCTTGGGATACAACCCAATCTCTTTGTAGGTATGATTGACCACGACCATAGGAATGTCCTTGATGGTCAAGTGAGGAGTCACCATACGAAACAATGACTTCAGTTGTTTTGCTCGAGACATATCTGCAACTGATTTGCCCTCAAGCGCATCTTCGACTTCTTTCTTGGATGCTAGATTTCCAACCGAATCCACAATAACCATAATGTGATCGCCCCGGTTAATACTAGAAAGCTGCGCCATAGAATCATGTTTTAGTTGCTCCACATCCGTGATAGGGGTATGAATGACACGCTCGGTATTGATACCAAACGAATCGAAATACGACTGAGGTGAACCGAACTCTGAATCATAGAAAAGAACGACTGCATCCTCGTACTTGTCTAGATACGACTTTGCCAACATTAGTGCAAACGCCGTCTTAAAGTGTTTTGAGGGTCCTGCAAAGACAGTCAATCCTGGGGTCAGGCCTCCCGTCAAACTACCTGACAATGCCACATTGAGAATGGGCACAGGCGTCTGAATCATATCCTTCTTGTTAAAGAACTTTGACTCAGACAACACCGCTGTTTCTTTGATAGTAGAGTTCTTCTTAAGTTTTTCTAGCAATGACATTTGGTTTCCTTATGCAAAAAGATCTTCTAGTGTCGCCTGTTGCTTTGCACTCCATCCCATACCACCCAGGATAGTTTCAAGTGGTTCAATAAACGACTTCTGAAACATTGTATTGTAGTCGATGAATTTTGTCAATCCCAACTCATCGGGCAATCGACTTACGAAAGCGATACAGTTTTCTCCGATGGGGTTAGGTTCCTTCAAGTACAGAAACTTTATCTTGTCCCCCTCTTGGATGGGTTCATACTTCTTTTCGAGTTTGTGCTTCTTCACATGAAAGTTGTATAGCAATGATCCTCGCACATGCATGGGAGTCGCCTGTTTATAGATGTTCGCAGGACAACCATACTTCTGCAAACCATTCACACCTCGAGGAAAGGCAATCTCGTGTGCCTTAAGTTTTTTGAAGTCATCCTCAACCTTCAGGATGTAACTTTGTAGTTGATTCTGTGTTGCTGTAAGTGCAAGACGAACTGCCTCACGCAGTGCCTCTCTAACAGGTTCAGGAGTCGATGACTTTACAATCTCGAGTCCCATGACCTTTAGTTTAGGTTCCTTGTACCTGACTCCTTCATTGTCATAGACATTCAGCGCATAGCGTTTCTTCGCAACCCAAATGCCACGATCTGCAATTGCCTCACGCTTGAAGTAGATCTTCTTCTCGAATGCATTGACATAGGATGCCATGCCATCACAAGAATCGTTAATGACCTTGACGATCTTCTCTTCACAGATTTTGTCTAGAATTTCGATCAACTTCTCTTTAGGAAGATTTGAGTAGAACTTTTTGACTAGAGGATCGAGTGTGATATAGCAACTGTCTGTATCGCTGTAGAAAGAATAGTCAAAGTTTTTTGTTCCGCAAACTTTGTTAAGGTATTCGTTAAGTGCCTTACCTACTCTCTGGATTATATATTGACCTGTGAGCGTGATACCTTCTGCAATCCGATCATCATAGAATCTAAAGTATTCGTTGCCCCATGCACCAAACAGCGAGTTCAACTGAATCTTTCTAGCCATCTGAAAGTTGTTGTACTTCGAGATATCTTTCTGATGTTTCTTATCTTTAGTTTCCTCGTATTGCTTTTGAGCAGCAATCATTGACTTCTTGTATCGCTGTCTGTCATCAAACAACTTCTGAACGATCTCAGGAAACAATCCTTGCTTGTCTCGACGGTAGAAGTATCCATTTGCCGCCATGCAATCGTCATCGTTCAAATCAAAGGTATGGTGCACCATTCCGTCAATCGTTGTATCGAATGTCTTTCCTCGAACCATTGTCTCAGGAGACATGTTCCATTGCATGATGATAGAAGGATACAGAGAAGTTGCATCGAAAGAAACTACCCAATCATACTTTCCGGGAACTGGTTCCTTAACGAAGGCACCAATGATTTGCCTACCGCGCCTTGACTCATCCCGCTGATGAACCACAACCCCTTTGTTCCAGCAATGATTGTACAGAATACAATCCCAAGTTCGCACTGCCGAGAACACATCATTGTAGTTACACTTGGCATCATACGCCATAGTGATGATGAGTTCAATGAGTCGCAGTTTATCTTCTAGTTGGTCGACTAGTTCAACATCAACCACATTGTACTCTACGAATCGTTGCCAGTCATTGCGGTAGAACTCTCGAAAAGTATCATACTCATGGGTTAGCTTTTGCTTACCCAATTCGACCTTTGCGATATGATCTAGTTTGTCTGATTCTTGTCGTGTGTAAGTAAACTTCTTGTAGAGATCGAGATAGTCAAGAATCGAGATGCCTAGAATGTCAAAGGCGATAACCTGCCTACCCATGCGCTCGAATGACTTGTCATTGATAACACCCCAAGGAGACAGGCGCCGAACCGCACTCTCGCCCAAGACCTTTTCGATCCGGCGAATTAGGTATGGGAT